GTTTCGTGTGCCCACTCAATGAGCCGGCGGGTCTCGTCGTCGAGATGGTCCGCCCATGCGTGCGTCTCCAGCATGCGAGCCAGCATCACGGGCGACGGGCGCGGGTACGGGTTGCCTTCAGCCATCGGTTACCTCCACAGGAACGAGGGAACGAGCGACGCCGCTGGTCTGCCGCAGCAGCCCCTTGCGGACCAGGGCACTGACGTGGCAGGCGGCCGTGTTCGGCGACACCCACTTGAAATGCGCCACGATGTCGCGGAGAGCCGGGGAGTAGCCAAGCTCGTCGATGTGCCGGCGGATGTACGCCAGTACCTCGAGTTGCCGAGCCGTCGCGGGTAGGTCTTCGCAGCGTAGAGCGGTCATCTGTCCTCCTCCTTGAGTCTGAGCACGTCGGCAAGCGCGACGACCTCCGCCGGTCGCCGGTACGGTGCCGGCTTCATGCCGGCGAACTCTCGGGCCTTGCGTTCCAGTTGGGCGCGGCGTGCCGGGTCGTCCCCGTCTGGCCGCCTGCCTGGCTCACGGTGGGTGCCGCCCTGGTCTTGGCACCGAGACAGCCACCGGACGAGGAACGACCGCCAGTTGCGCCGGCCAGCCCTCGTCGGGTTCGCCCGCAGCCAGGCCGTGGCCTTGGCGAACTCCTGGTCCAGCACGGCACCGGGAAACGCTGCGACCCACTCCGAGCGGTCGGCGTCCGTGATGCCCTGCCAGCCGGATTCCGAAGACCACGACACGGCGGGTTTCGCCGGCGAGCGAACCGGCTTCGGTTTGCTCGTCGGAACCGGCGCAGCCGGTATCTCTTTCTCCTCTTCTGTCCTGTCTTGTCTTGTACTCTCCTGTAGTGACTCGCCAGCGTCACCACCCTGTGACGGTGCACCGTCACGCGAGCGCCACCGGTATGAATCCTGCCGCCTGGCGTGCATCGCCCTAGCCTTCGCGGCCTGCGAAAACCGCTTCTCCCACCCTTCGATGACGATGGTGCCGTTCAAAAACGACACCCAGCCGACTCGCTCAACAGCAAGCCAAAAGGCCACGTCACCGCCGGCAACCGCAGCGACACGGGCCGGGGTGGCCCGAATCGTGCCGTCTGCCGTGTTCATGGCGGCCCACGACCACAACTGGATGAGACGATAGACGGCAACCTCAACAGGCACGCCAGTCTCGTCCACCAGCTCGAGCACCTCGGGCTTCGTGCCCAGGTTGCAGTCGATGGGAATCCATTCACCGGCCATGATTGTTTACTCCGACAGAAGCGGAAAGGTTCTCTGCCCGTGATGGTCGCGTGCGTCCATCGGCTTGAGCGTCAGTGGGTGTATGTCGAATCGAAGCAACGCAACCATTTGGTCGGATGTAATTTCCTTTCCGTCCCACTTGATCCAGGCCGAGTCATCTGGGCACGTCCTTTCAAACTGCAAAAGGTGATATCCGTAGTGGCGGACTCGAACCCATCGCTCGAACACCGGATCCCAGACCTTTTTTCGTTTTCCAGAGATGTCGCTGGTAGCGCCTCGTTTAGTGTGACGGTTCCCAAAGAAGTTCTTGATGTACCCGCTGAGGATCGCAAACGTTGACCGTTGCGCGTTGGAAGGAAATGCCCCATACTCTTTGATCTCAAGAGTCATGTAGCACTGTGCGCTGCGTTCGCCGTTCTCCTTGAACTTGTGTACCACCCGACGGTCGCAGAAGTGATCTTCGTCGTAGATGTTGATGCCATCCTCAGATCGAAGGTCCGGCCTGCCTCTCAGCCATCGGCCCAAAGCCGTCTCAATGGTCATTTCGCACTTGCAGTTTGGGCAGTGGGCGCGATTACTGAACGGCCTGGTCATCCATGACCTCCTTGATGCGGGAAGAAGCATTGGCAAAATTGGCCTCGTCAATCTCAAACGACGCCCACTTACGGCCAGAGTGGACGCAGGCAACTGGCGTCGTGCCGCCGCCGCAAAACGGGTCAACAACGAAATCGTCAGGCTGGGTTAGCAAGTCGATGAAGTAGCGGGCCTCAGAAACGGCCTGCTGCCAATCGTGGTGTGATTTCTCGCGGGCACCGGTCACCACGTCCGTGATGAAAGTCTGCTTGTCGCCTCGCGTTTCCTTGACGAACCACACGATCGGCTTCCAGCCAGCGACGATGCCGTACTCGGTCATGCGGGCCTTTGCTTCGGCGTGGAAGCATCCGCACGTCCACCAGTAGCGAAGATGCCGAGAAAGGTCTGTCAGCACGTCAGGGAGCTGGATGTGGCCGACGTAGGCGATGAGGCTTCCGCCTGGCCGAAGTACTCGAGCGGCAAACTCACCAAGGCCGTCGTACAGCTCGATGGCTTTGCGGTCGTACGGCGGGTCGGTGAAGATCAAATCAACTGACGCATCGGGAATCTTGTCGCCGATCTTGCGGAAGTCGCCGAGGTACAGGCCGTCAACCGACTGCCGCTTTGCAACCGCTGCGGCCTTCTGTTCCTGCCGCTTCGCGGCCGTTTCTTGTTCCTTGAGGTCACGGACCACACGGTTGATCGACACCTCGCCGGTTCGCAGCTTGGCGACTGTCTCGGCGGCAACCTTGCCAGCCTTCTCGGCGGCGTCGATCTTCTTGACCTTGGCTACAGTGTCGTGGCTGACGTTGGCTACCTTTGCAATTTCCTTGCGTGTCTCAATCTGTTCCGCAGATTTCTGCGGAACAACAGCAAGCGGCTTTCGCACTTGATTAGCCTTCGCCCTAGCCGCAATCGTCTCCTCCAGCCGCAACGCCAACTGCGTCCGCACATAGGCAGAAAGATTCCGCCTGCCGAACTGATTGCGGATGATCCACTCTTCAGCGTGACTGCGGTCGCTGAACGACATCTCCTCGATGTCGAACGGCAGATCCAGCCGCGTGCAGATCTCGTAGCGGTTGTGGCCGTCGAGAAGCGTCAGCGTTCCCTTGCTGGCCCACATCACCAGCGGGTCGCGAGCGCCGCCGTGCTCAATGATGTTCTCTTCCAGCTGCTGCCGCTCCTCGGCAGACAGCGGCGGGATCAGCGCGGCGAACTCTGCGTCAACGACGATGTCTTCGTAAACCTGCGGCATGTCTCTGCCTCCTTGCGTGATGTTCTGAACCCGTGCCTACCGTGGCACGGCCGTCAAGAGACAACTCTCCAAACCACCGCCATGCGTCCGCTCGCGGTCCGCCTGGTGCTGCCGCTCTCGACGATCATGCCGCGTCGTGCCAGCTCGATCCGTCGTGGTCGCACGGTTGACGGGTTCATCTCCAACTCGTTCGCGATCTCCTCGTCAGTGGCACCGCTGGGCCTTCGCGCGATGAAGTCGAGCACACGCTTCTGGAGTGCGTTGAGGGTGGCCGGCGTCAGCGAGTCGGCTGCCGCGGCCGAGGTGGCCGAGCCGCGAACGGCAGGGGCCATGGCGAAGAGCGGGCCGGGGGTGTCTTCAATGCCGTAGTGGTTCATCACGCCTTCTCCCTGCTCTTGCCTCCGGCGTCAGCCAGCCGGCATACGGGAAGCATTTCCAAAAGCACGCGCACGCGAGCCGACAACTCGCGGATTTCCTGTTCAACCTCGCTCGTAGTAGGAAGGCTGGAGTTGAGCCGATGACGAATGTCATCTTTTGGCAACAATTTGATCTTCGTTTTCATCACGCATCCTTTCGTATATTTGCCCGGTTACGCCGGGCTCGGTCGCCTCACCGTGGAGTCGGCGGCGACTGCGGTGGTTACTCGCCACTCCCGCAAGGCGACCAATGCGGCCGATGAATGCAGCCGCTGCGGCCATGGTGGGCCGGTTGTCTCAATCCCCTGTCCAGTTGTTTTTCCAGCACGACGGCGACGGTGCCCGCGGCTCGTGCTTGTCCCTCAACTCGTAGTAGTCACGTAAGTTCGCCTCTGCCCGCAGCTGGAATCGCATCGCGTCGTCCCGCAGCCGCGCGACGGTGTCCGCCATGGCGTGCTGTCCGGCGCCCCGCAGGTACTCAATGACGGCTTGCGGTGTCATGCGGTCACCTCCTCTTCGCCGATGAGGATCTCGGCCTTGCCGTGGAGCAGGTCCACCAGGTCGTCGCGGATGGCGTCGGTGAACACACCC